CAATAGGATACATCAACGAGGAGACAGATGTATACGAGATTAACGTTACACCTTACGACTTGATTATTGCGGGCGACCTAGTAACTCACAACCACAAGTCTCTGTTCCAGGGACCTACTAGATTGGATATAAATGCATAAAGTATTAAATCATATACATATACCAAGATGTTCAGGTATATTTATGAGAAGTCACATATTGCCAAATTTAAAAGCTAAAAAAATTCCATTTTTTGCAACAAATCATGCAATAATGTCAGAAAAAAAATTTACTGATGCTTTATTTATTTCGGGTCACTTTGGAAAGACTCCAATTAAATATAATAATAATATGATAAATATATCAGTGTTTAGAGATCCAGTTGATAGATATATAAGTAATTTTTTATACATAAATAAGTTTGTTGATGAGAGTGATATATGGAAAAAATTAGATATATGGCTATATGATGAAAATGTAATTAAATATCAATCTAACTTGCAATCAAAAAATCTTACTAAGTATACAGATGAAGAGTGGTATAATAAAAGTATAAGCTATGACCTAGAAAGAGCAGATAATGGATGGTGTCTGGAGATGTCCCCGTTAAATGTAAAAGAGGCTAAAGATATGGTTGATAGTCTAGATTTATTTGGAACTTTTGACAATTATTATTCATTTATAAATAAATATGATGATCTTGTTGAGTCACTATATGGATTTAGATCATTTTCAAATAAAAATCTTATAAATAATAATGTCATAAAAATAAATGTTCCAGAAAGTAAAAGAAAGCTAATTGCAGAGATTAATAATATAGATATGGAGTTATATGATTATGTCAAAAGTTACCGCTAAAGACACGACTTGGCAATTCATGGATAAAAAAATTAAAACAAATATTTATGCTCTTATTAAAGAGGTTAATGATTTAAATGAAGAATGGCTTTTGGATACATCAAGGCAAAATCTTATATCAACGCATAGAGATACAGAAATGTTTCAAATTAGATTTGCTTCCTATCTTTGGTTTCGTGGGGAACCTCTTGAAATAAAGGAAGTAAATTCTTTTAAAAATAAAGAAGCTATGGATGCTTTATTATCAGTATTTAAAGAATTAGAAGATTTTTATAATGGCAAAGTTGTTAGATGTGAAGTTATAAAAATGCATAAAAATAGTAATATTCCCCCTCATGTTGATAGTTCAGATTTTCTTTCAACAGCTAGACGAGTACATGTTCCAATTATTACTAATGAAAAAGTTTTATTCACGGTATTTGGAAAGAGTATAAATATGAAGGTCGGTAACTGGTATGAGATTAATAACTCGTTACCACATTCTGTAAGCAATAATAGTGATCAAGATAGAGTTCATATAATCTGTGATATTCTTGAGAATGAATATTTGGTGTAAGTAATGATTAAAGCTAAAGTTATAAATAATATTATTACTGAAGAAGAATGCCAGTTTATATTAAGTATTTTAAAAGATATTGAAAATTGGACAAAGATAGAAGATAATATTTGGGATAACAGGACTCTTGGATTTGGGTTTTTTTATAAAAAATATCCAGATGTAGCAAACCTTTTTTTGGATATAAAAGATAGAATTGAATTGGTTATCAAAAATGAATATATGATTAATCAAGATATTTATGCTGATATGATACAAGCAGTAAGATGGTTTCCAGGAAACGAACAATCACCACATTGTGATGATATGATATATGGAGAAGATATTCAGGAAGATCTAAAATGGTTCGCACATAGAGATTTTGGCTCTGTTTTATATTTAAATGAAGATTATGAAGGAGGAGAACTGTTCTATCCAGACTATAAATTTTTAATAAAACCAAAAGCCAGATCCTTAGCTTTTCATCCAGGAACAAAAGATCATATGCATGGTGTAACTAAGGTGGAAGGCTCTATTAGGTACACTATATCTTCTTTTTGGTCGTTTGATAAATCTTTTGAAGGAGACTGGAATGTTCATTAATGAGCCAGGTAATCTTGTTCCAAATAATAAAATTATAGTAGTACCAATAGATAGAAATAATAAAACTGGATATTCTGATGAAATTATAGAACCACTTAAAAATAAACCAACAAGAGATTGGTTTAATCCACATTATTATTATTGTTTACCAATAGGAATTGGTAATCAGTATGGGTTTTTAGTAAAATCTATGAGAAATTTTACTGTTTTTTGGAACGGTACAAAGGATGATGCAGAGATTAATTTTTTAGATGAAGAAGGTGCCGAAAAGCAAAATATAATAAATGGTTTTAGAAACGGTGTAGTTACTATTCAAAATCATTTCAGTCTTAAAACCCCTATAGGAATTAATTTAATGACAATTCAACCTCCTAATATGTTTATAGAAGGATGTACATCAATGACTGGTGTTATTGAAACAGATCAGATAAGAAGAGATTTTACTTTTAATTTAAAAGTAACTGTACCAAATAGATTAATAACTATTAATAAGGGAGACCCCATAGGAGCATTCATTCCAATTCAAAGATATTTTGTTGAGAATTTTGAATTAGGGTATGTTACAGATTTTTTCAGTGAAGAATCTTATGAAAAAGAATTAGAGGAGTCTATGTCTTTAGGAGTAGAAAGAAATGGGACAGATAAGGAAAAACCACATATGGCGGGGAGAAGATATTTTAATGGATTACATTCAGATGGAAATAAATACCAAGACCACCAGAAGAGGATAAAATGAAAGATCCAGTAATATTTTCTAATTTTTTATCAAAAGATGACTTTAAAACTTTACAAGACTATGTTGTCGGATTAGATAAAACATCAACTAATTTCAGCGAACAGTTTAATAGGTATGAATTTGGTGGGTCAGATATACTAAATCTATTACATACAAAACTTACTGATTTTGCAAGAGATTTTTTTGAAAATCCAAGCATAGTCCCATCTTTTAATTTTGGTTCTTGGTATTTCGGGGACGCATCTCTAGAAAAGCATAGAGACGTAAATGCTTGTCAATATAGTATTGATATGTGCGTTTATCAAAAAGAACCCTGGGATCTATATATAGAAGGTAAGCCTTATACTTTAATGGAAAATGAAGCTGTTTTATACTACGGAGAAGAACAGAGGCACTGGCGAGAAAAATTTCCAAATCCAGAGTATAATGTAGTATGTAATGTTTTTTTCTTTTTTGTTGATTCAGAACATTGGTTTTTAAAAGAACCTTCTGAAAATCATGATAAAATTAGAAGACAGAATGCAATATTAAGAAATTATTGAGAGGTGTTGAATTGAAAATTGAAAGTCATTGTGATGGTAACGTATTAATCGTTGAAGATTTCTTAAGTCAAGAAGAAATAAAAAAGGTTGATGACCTTATGAGAAATTTTAACTATGATGGACTTATAGAACATGATTTTGCATACTGGGGAAAAAGGCTTTTAAATGAATATCAAGTTACTTTAACTCCAGGATATGAAAAATCGCTTGATGAAATTAAACCAATAATATCCGATATTAAAGATAGGGTTTCATCATTTTTAAATGAAAACGATCATGTTGATAATTGGGAGCCAGCGTCACCTAATCTTATAAGAATGTACCCAAATTCAAGCCCAATAGAATTTGGCGGGGATAAAGAGTTAGAGATGTTTGTTCATATAGATAACCAAGGCCACATGGAAAAACCAATTATGTGGGGTGCTGTTGTTTATCCAAATGACGACTACACTGGTGGAGAAATTTATTATCCAGATTATAACTTTTCTTATAAACCAAAAGCAGGGTCTATGGTTTTACATGATGGTAATACAAGACACGGAGTTAAGAAAGTTATTGAGGGTAATAGATTTTGTATGGCATCTTTGGTTACTATACAGGGAAATTATAATCAAAATCCCCTCCCTACTAGAACAGATAATCCAATTGCTCCATATCACTATCCAGCAGGCTACTGGGGTAAAAGAATGCCAGATGATCCTATACAAGAAGATGTAAAAAATCCAAGAGGTGATGGCAGCTTTGCCCCATATAACGATAGTCCAGTTTTGGGTCGTGCAGATGGGAATATGTAATCAATGAATGCTGTTTTAAGTATTTCTCCTGATCAGATTAATAGTGAATTAATAAAAAATGCAAAAAATAATATTGATTTACTTCATATTAAAGATTTTATTCCTTCAAATACTAAATGGGAGGAGTTTATATCACACTGTAACTTTCTTGAAAAAAATAAACAATTAACATTATCAAGTCCTGTAAAATTAATAGGTGCTTTACAAATTTGGGATGAATTTTATTTGGCTGGGTATTATGCTAATCAAGGTGATTGTTTTTCACAGTGGAAAGAAATAACATATAAAACTGATAATCTTTTTGGAAGAGAAAATGATGGAGGTTGCACTTTGATTAACTTTATAGGTAATCAAAAGCAGATACCAATTCATGATGATACAAGAGATAGCTTTTATTGGCAAGCCATAGGAAATGTAGAATGGCAAATATATGAAAAAGGAAATGATTCGGAGTGTTTGATATCATTCAACGTCGCACCTGGGGATGTTTTATTTGTTCCTAAAGGTATAGTTCATACAGTTGCTTGTTCAGAACCAAGAGCAGCACTTTCAGTGTTTTATGATAATAGATAAGGATAACAAGTGATTATACAAATTATAGGCTTGCCAGGCAGTGGAAAAACAACATTAGCTACCGCACTTTCAGATAGAATTAATGCAGTTCATTTAAATGCAGATTATGTACGTTCAACAATTAATTCGGATTTAGGGTTTACAATTGAAGATCGTATTGAACATGCTCGTCGTATGGGCGAGATGGCAAAAATGTTATCAGGTCAAGGCTTAAATGTTGTGGTAGATTTTATTTGTCCTACACCAGCAACTCGTGAATCTTTTGGTAAGCCAGATATTTTAATTTGGATGAATACTATTGAATCAGGTCGTTTTGATGATACAAACAAAATGTTTGTTGAGCCAGAAAAATATGATATTAAGTTTGAATCGCACGATTTAGATGAATATAAAAAATCTACATATGTTATACAAAAATTTAATTTACATGATTGGTCAGCACCTACAACCTTGATGCTTGGTCGTTATCAACCTTGGCATGAAGGTCATCATGCTTTATATGAAGAAGCGGGAAAGAGAACTAATCAGGT